GTGGCTATACGGAAAATGCCGATGTAGTGGGAGCAATGAATGTTCTTACACGTGGGCAAGCAATAGTCCAAGCATAATAAATATCAGGGTAGGACATACCCGAAGCGTCTATGAAGTGAATCTCAATAGAGATCAGCAGTAGAAACCCACCGAGAGTAGCCCACAGCTTGCTGTGGGAGCTAGTAGGAATCCCCTGCCTTTAGGCAGGGGAGGATGTCAATTCCGCCTTCATCTTCATCATCCATTGAGCGTAAGACAGTGTAAAGTGCGGTCATGCCAGCAATATAAGTTAAGAATCGCATTTGTCCCTTACGGGTAGATAAATATCTAATCAAGTTAGCTGCACCCATTACTGTTGGTTGTGAAAAGAGATAAAGTGCTTTAATCCCTTTAATTTTTGAACCTGTCTTACGGAAGTTTGTTAGATTCAATGTAATTGCAGCCGCTTGCTTACTATCTACACCATTATCAATAAGCGACTTATACGCTGCTAATGCTGATACGGTATCAAACATCTTATTGTAAGATTCTAAAACACCAGCCACTTTATCTAGTTTATTGGCAATTGGATTATTCTCACGTTTTAGTTTCTTAATCAAATCCGTTTCCGTTCTATCAAGATAAGTACCATAGTTAGAAATACCGCCATTTTTCAATAGCTCTTTTAGTAGTCGTTCACTTTCCACGTTATCTCTTAATTCTTGACCAAAACCAAAGCGTTTTGTTGCTTGCCAGACTTCTTGACTTGGATTAAGAGCATTATTCCATACTCCACGACCAATACGATCCATTGTCTTGCTATCAAACTGCTTGCCGTTTTATCATAAACCTTTTGCACTCGGATAAACTCTGATTTTTCCCAAGTATCTCGGAACATATTGATTGGTGCGAATGTTAACGTCCATTGTGTTACCCCTCGAGCATACCAACTGGTAGGTTTAGAAAGGGCTTTAAGGAATGCGTTAGCATATTCCATGTTATCGTTTTTAAGCGCATTCATCGCTCTTTCTGGTAGTTCATATTCATAATATAGCCCACCTTGTTTTGCGATTAATATGTTATCACTACTACGCGTTAAACCTTGCATTCTACGCTTGCTGATACCAATATTTTTACTTGCTTGTTCTCTGGCATCTTTCTCAGTATAGCCTTTATCTTTTAACAGACTTACTTCTGTTTCAAACAAATCATCGATCTTGTTCTTAAAATCCGACCAGCCAGCATAAGTTGTCGTTTTTCCTACCGCTTTCCATACTGCATCAATCGCATCTTCCGCTTCGGACGACGTACGACCTTTTAAGGCTTTATCTTTGGCAATATTTAAAGAATTAGCACCGGCACCACCGATAAAATCAAAATCATCCGCTTCTGCATTTGGATCGCCCGTTAATGGTACATAATGGCGATTAGCTTTGAACTTGTTATATTCCTCAGTGGTGTAACGACCACTTCGATAGTCAATTTCAAGCCGTGCTTGGTTTAAGTCTGCAATTAAATCGCCAATACTTTCTAGTTCACTACGAGGAATATCCTTTTCAATGTTACGCATAATTTCTTGTGCTTCTGGAATGGACCAACCACCAGCAACACCAACCTTGAAATTCTTGTTGTTAAAATCCTTATTCCACGCATCAGATTTTCTAGCAAGGTATTGTTTTTCTGCTTTATCGAAAGCTTTTTGTGCTTCTCTTACTTCATCAACAGTGCCATTCGCCTTCACATCTTCTAGCGCTTTTTCAGCATCTAACATTGCCTGTTCGTCAATCTTCAATAACTCCATATTCTTTTCGATAGAATATCGAGCGGACACCCAAAAACCAGCTTTGCGTTTAGCTGTTTCTTCGTTGATTTTGCCATTAGACTGTTTGGCTATTTGTGCGATTTTAGAAAGGATTGGTTTAAGGAAGTTAGTTTCTAATTCAGAATTTAATGCATCACGCTTACCTTTTGCGGTGTACATTGCATCTTTTAGTCTACGTTTTTCGTGATCTCGACTAGATGTTTTTCCTGTGTCATCACTGAATTTCATTTCATCAATCCAGTCATTTACAGGGCGTAAACTATCAGCTAACCATTCATCTAGCTTTGCTGTGCTTTTATCAACTGCTTCTTTGAATTTTTGACGAGAAGTAAAGATATCCCACCATTTAGGTTCTGGCTCAATATTGCCACCGCGAGATAATTCTAGGACGGATGTATTTCCACCTTGAGAAAATGGGGTAGTTTTAGAAAACTTCATTTGCTCATTCTGATATTGACTTAGATCAGTTTCGGTTTTAATATTGAACGCAGAAAGGTTATCAACGCTAGTTAGCATATTGGGCAATTGAAGCCCGCCACTTCTAGCAAATTGATAGCCTTTTGTTTTGTTCCAATATATTGTTCTTGATAAATCATTTCCGATTTGAGTATTCCAATCACGTCCATAAACACTGGTAATATTGATTACTTCTAGCTTATCGCCGACACGCTTTAATTGTAGTGCAGCAATTAGAGGTTTATCTTTTCCATTTACGACTTCACTTAATTCAGTTAAAACTACTAATCCGTTTGGGTTCATTGAACTTGGATTTGAACGCATAATAGCGACTGGATTATTGATTTGCTCTGGCAAACGTTTTAAATCATCCCCTGTAACACTATGTTCAAAAAGGGCTTTTTTAATGACACTTTCACGCATTGCAATTTTTACCTCACTTAGTCCTAACATTTTCAATACAGGCGGTGTTGTTCCCATATTAATATAACGTTTTGGATTGGACGGTCCTGCATTTTCAAGACGATCAACCGCCTTTGCAAAACTCGAACTTGGTTCCTCGTTTAAACTGAATTTGGCGTTATTAAATTTATTATTACTTAGAACATCTCCACCAGCACTTTTATTGATATCACTTAATAGACTAATTAAATCATTATGACCGAACTTATCCGCTGTTTCTTTACCAAAGAGTTTCGCAATAAACTCACGGATTCTTTGTGCGGTCATTTCGAACCAAGACTTCAGACTTTTTTCGTGTCCTTTTGGAATCTCAATCCCATAACGACTTTTGAGTTCATCTAGCTTGCCTGTTACATAAGCCGCATGTAACTCAGCCAATGCTTCTTCTACTGCTAAGTGGCGATTTTTGCGGTTTCTGAACGTTGTCTTTGAATAGCATTGGCAAGTTTATTAATCGTACTGTTTTTATCAATCTTCGCCATGAGGTCATTAAACTCTGCACCAAATTTAACTCCTAATCCCCTGTGCGCCAATTCGTGCCAAGCAACCCAAGCTAAACGCTCATCGCGAGTTAAAGCATTACTTGCTCGGATATTATCTGCGACAATGAAAATCTTACCTGTTTTTGGACTGTATCCAGCCTCGACCGTTGGATCTGTAATACCCATTTCAGCGGCAGTTACTACTTCGAAGTGTTTAGAAAGGTGTTTACCGACAAATCGTTTGATTTGGCTGTGAATTTGCTCCAGTTCTGCATTTTGTTGTTGCAGAATTTGCAATAGGCGTTTATCATTGACGTCAGATAAAGGCGACGAGCTAGAAATCTCCGCAGTTGATACGCGAGAGGTCATTTCTAACAAGTTGCCTTTTTCTATTTTAGTCAACTTATGATCGTAGTATTTATCCCCAGTCGTTGATACGCCAACAACAGCTCTTACAGTGTAGTCTTCTCCACCAATTTTTAAGCCTGCTAGATAATATTCATACTCTTTAACATCAGGATTTTTTCTGACTTCTTTATTTGGCAATGTATCTATGTAAACTGCATTTTCGATAATTTGTGGAATTGCAGCGATACTTTGCAAATGCTCCACATCTTTATAATCGTGACGTAAAATTTCTGTAATGCTAGCACGTCCAATATTGATTTCTCTGCCAGTATCTTTGTTGGTATAAGCCCCACGCAACGATTTGCCATACTCCAACGCATTGCGTTTATATTGGCGTAAGTCATCGCTTGGTTCGATTTCATTCCCTGTAATCTCAATCGGTTTCGCTTGACGTAGTTTTTTTAAGCGGTCAGGTTTTTGGAGGGATTTGGAAAAGCGAATGTCAGCATTACTATGATCAAACGCCCCTGTGTTGTTAGTGGCGGATTTAATTTGGTTTGCTTTGAATGCTACAAATACATTTGCTTCTGTATCATTAGGTTTATCAGTAAAACCATTATATCGGTCTCTTACATTATGGTATATCGCACCATTATACCCTCTTGATTTTGCATCTATAGTTAAATAATCCGTTGATACACCTTTTATATCATCAGAATCATCATATAAACTAGGGTCAACATTATCAATGTGCTCCACTCTTAATTCAAAATCTTCATCCGTGTTATCTTGTATGTATTGATTTGCTTTGGATTCTTTGATAAATCTAGCTTCAACTTCATCATATTGGTTTAATACAAAATAATCACCGATTGCGTTGTCTTTAGGGTCAATATAATTATTCCAAGACTGACCCTCAAAATCACTTTCTGATGGATTACGAATATTTAGAAATGTTCCATAATAACCACCATTAGAATTATTTTTATCAAAGTAACTCTTAGCAATATCTTGATTATCAGTAAAGTAAATACCTCTAACCCCCTCATCTTTGAAAGTGTTAAATCCATAATTGGATGAACCATGATATACCAACAACGGCTCCCCAGTTTTCGGGTTCACTACCTTACTTGCATTTTCAGGATCGTTTTCCCAATCACCGAACCACGCCTTAAACTCAGGTGTGCGGACCTGCACCCATTGGCGATAGCTCAATTCTGTTTTACCGTCTTTTACTGCTTGTTGATACGCTTCTTGTCCACCTAATCTGTTTTCTGTTTCATAGAAAGATGGTATTTCTCGTTGTGAACGACTTAATTTCAAATCACCGCTTTCTTCTGAAAGTGCATTCAGATCATCATTGATATTATCCGCTTGATTATCCTCTTGCTGTTTTTGCATTTGCGAATGAACTTCTATCGCTCTCGCCTCTTTTCTGCCCATTGCATTAAGTGCGTTGATTCTTTGGTTAGAAATGAGATCGTCTAAGTCATTAGCAAAGTTATTGATTGACTCAACTTGTAGCTTGATTCTTGCATCAATTTCTGGATTGCCAGTTTCGATTGCATCAAGAATACGCTTGCGCTCTTTATTCATCGTGCTTTTGTGAGTGATTGCATCAATACCCCCCATCACGCCACCGAACACACTACCAAGCACCATACCATCAGCAATGTTCTGCTCCATCCCGTCGGTGAGTTCACGATTTGGATCGTAATAGTTTTGTGCAGTTTTATTAATCGCGTATTGTTCCGCTACACCTTGTACACCCTCTGTTGTTGATTCAAGCAATGCACCTTTTATTGTTTGACCTGGTTTCGCTAGACCCCACAAACCACCACCAAGACCGCTAATTGAGTTCGATACAATATCGGTGGCAATAGCAGCTGGATCTAATGCAGCACTGCGTCCAACCTGATTTCTAAATGACTGTTTGGCTTGTTCAAACAATTCTTCGTGCGTTAAGTTCTGCCCTTTTGGACTTTCTTTTAATCCCCAATATGTTTGTTTAAATCCCTCTAAATTAGCCAAATCTTCATTGCTCATTTGACCGACTTCATCATAAACTTGACTTGCGCGATTACCTGCTGACATAGCAGACATTACCGCAGTAACACCCATTGCACGTTGTAGATGTTCTGGCACGCCTCTTTTAGCTGCTTCTTTTACGGCCACTTCACCAATTTGCTCTGCTGCTTCTTTTGAAAGTTTTTTGGCTGCAAATTTAATTCCAGTGGTCGCAGCTTTACCAGCACCAAGTGTTAGAACAGTGTCCAATTGTTCGCCAAGTAAAGCCCCTAAATTACCAGCCCACCAATGCGCATTTAGAACACCTTGCCCCTCGCCTGTATCTTCATTAAACCCATCGAAAGCACTTTGTCCTAACGCTTCACGCATTTTAGATGACATAGTGGACATATTCTCATCCGCGCCACTTGCTGCCCAATCTGCTGCCTTATTAAGCCATTCACTATCGAAAATCGTTCCTAGTCCGCGTGCAAGATGGCTTGCACCACGCCAAGCTCCCATTTGAAAACTATCAACCACATCCCCCATGAAGCCTTGTTCTTCTGCTTTTGGTTCGCTATTCATCAGGATTGATGATAAATCAGGAATTTGCGTATCTTTATCGCCAAAGACCGTTTTTTCATATATTGATATTCGTCATCTGAGAGTTTGAATGCTGACATGTTTATTTCCTTTTCTCTGGGCATAAAAAAAGACCTTTCGGTCTATCTTCTTTCTCTTACTATTAATCTAATCCAATGTTGTTACGCACTTCGGTTTCTGGCACTGGCGTTTGTTTAAGTTGGACTTCTGTCTTAAACTTCTCCATATCAACCGCCTGTCTTCCGCTTTCTTTCTGAATATCAGCGGAGATTCGAGCGGTGTTGAGCTCTCTATCGAGATCGAGTTTAGCTTGTGAGGATTGTTGGTGAGATTGGATTTCTAACATTTTAATTTCCAACTCTTTCTCTTTGATTGCGACTTTCATTTGCTCCAACTGCAATTGATGTTGGATTTTCATTTGCTCTAATTGCATTTCGTGCTGTTGTTTCTGTTGTGCTAACTGCATTTGCATTTGTGCTTTTAGAATTTCTGGATCTTGCGGTTGCTCACTTTCTGACTGTTGCATTTGCTGTAATTTCTGCTCATACTCATCTTTAGGGATAAGCATCGTTTGTGTCCCCATGCTCATAGACTGCATTAGCGTTTTAGCACCGTCGTACCAATCGAAAGCGTGCATCAGTTGTGGATGCTGACCAAACTTCTGGAAAATGTCGATAATCTGTGCGGTTTGGGTTTCTTTCACCAACAACGCAGACGTACCACGAGCCACCACTTGCATGTCGCCTTTCACTTCATTGTCTTCGCTCATAACCATGTTATATTCATAGAAACGTCTAATTAGTGGCTTAGTGACAGCATCATCCCATTCTTTTACTTGTCGTCTGCGAACTGCATTTGCCGCATTCATCAGCATAGACATACCACCAAGCGTTGGTGTCACTTGCCCTTGTTCGCCTTGTGCAATCATCGGCAATCCGCTTTCTTCATCCATAAATGACTTGGAAAGCTGAATGATATTAGCAAATTCCTGTTGACGACTATCGAAACCAAATACCCCAAACGCTCTTTGCGCTTCAAACTGTGCGTTTGCTGTCGCTCTATCACTGGTTCGCCAAATTTTATTCGGTGCGATTTCCCAACTACCATCAACTGGTTGCAATACAGAATTGTTCACGACAATTTGCGATCCGATTGTCATCACACTGTTATCAATCATTCCACGCCAAGCGGTATTGAGAATATCTTGTGCATCACGGCAAAGGTAAGGAATGCCAAAACCAAACACACAAGCAACATCAGGCTCACAAGTATAGACAGAATATGGGAATTCAGATGCATTTACAGGATTAAGGTTCACACTTAAAATCTTACCATTCCCAGACATCACAATAATGCCATCAATCTCTGCACCACTTTCTTTTTGTGCATCTGTAATTTTGAGTTGTTCGCCACTTTCTAGCTCTTGGATCGCCTGTTCAAGCACTGATACAGGAATACCGCCATGATAAGTCCACACCTCATACCGCTTGTCATTTGTTGCTTTTTCTAATCCTGACAATGTGCGTAACGTGTCTAAATAACCGTCTAAATCAGAACTAGAAGTATGTGTATCTTTTGCATCCGTTTCGATTAATTCTTTAATTGCTTCTTCAAAGTAATAAGGGTTATTAATTAATGCCTGCAAGTGTTTTTTAGTAAGATAAGATCGCTCAAACACAAATTGGCACTCTTTTAAGTTAGGTGCAGTCATATCTGGCACAAAATCCCACGGCAAGACGACTTTCACTGATGGTTTGTTTTTAATTGAAGAATTAGCTGACCAATTCCCCAAGCCGTCATCTTTCCAACTTCTTTCCTCCACTGTTTCAAGAACTGGACCGCGTAAAATGCCCGTTCCAAGTACCGCAGCATAATGCAAAGCTAAACGTGCTTCTGCTGCGTAATCGCATTCTAACAACTGATCGTCAATGAGTTTTTCCATCTTCTCTGCGCGCTCTTTTGCATCTAGCATTATTTGGCGCGCGGTTTGGATTTGTTGCATTTGCATTGGATCTTGCGAATCAGGCTTTTTGGCAAGGTTAGCAATGGATGGAATTGGTGTTGGTGAAATACCATAGTTTTTATCATCACTCGGAAATAGCATATCTGTCATTTGAGCAGACCATGCGTCAGTTTTCGATCTCGTATAACCCACAAATACTTTTGATTTATTTGTGCTAGATTGCTTTTCATATTGATTGCGATATTGATGCATATCAGTTACCCATCGTTGAACTATGGGTTGGCGTTGTTTGATTTGCTCCATTAATCGGCTTTGTAGCGTTTGCCCAAAGCTTTCTACTGCATTTACAAGTTGTTCTGACATTTCTAATATCCTGTTTTCGAGCTGATTGGATTATGTGATTTGACGTTGATGATTTGTTGCTTGAACATTGTTGGCATTGCGCCTAGACATAAATATTGGTTTGCATCGTGTGGATGTGAATAGCGGTTTTTATCTGGCGTTTCGGTATATTTTTCTTCACCACTTACGTTTAATTGACGGTATGCGTAGCCTGTTTCATAACCTTTAATAAGTGTTTTGCAGTGTGGGCTAATTAGCATTGCTGGCTGCCCTCTGCCGACTAAACGAGAAAGCCACCAACGCACTGCTTCTAATCGCGCTGTTGTATTATTCGTATCTGCTGGTTGTGCGTTAAATCCATACTCTTCCAATAACTGAAAACAAGTACGCTCATCAGTTTGAGCACGTTGCACACCAGCAGGATCGCCAATCACGCGAATACTGCAATCAGCGTATTTACTTCTTAAAAGAGGGGAAAGTTGTTCTGTAATAAATCGCTCAATCCCCATTCCTGTTGCCACAACCTCATCAACAATGCGTAATTGTCCGATTGGCGCAATTTGCCCGATGATTGCGGCTGGAGTAAGTCCAAAGTCCAAACCGATAAATGTTTCCCATGATTTGACTGGTACAAGTTTTTCTTTTGAAACGTGTAATTCTTTATTGAAGTGATCTACGAATACTGGTTTTCCTTGCTGAACCGTTGCAAATTCATTGCACACTCGAGATTTAATCCAGTTAAGTGTTTGCCCTTGGATGTTATCGAACCAGTAGCCATAGCCTTTCTTATGATTATCGACATTCTCTGCTAATGGATTAGCCACAAAGCGGTGACCAAGATAGTCATCATAACGCTCTTGCTCAATCATCACTTTTAACTCATCTTTTAATCCAGAATTAGAAATACCGGTTATATCGATCAACGCACCAGGCTGAACAAAAAATTCCCACCCTTTAGGCCTGAGTGATTTTCCTGTTTCTTCATCTACCCCTTGTTCAAACTGATACCACCAATGCTCATCATCAGGCGAGTTGGTGTCCATAATCATTCCGTTCCACGTTGCCCCCTCAAACCCTTCTTCGATCCGCTTTTCAGGATAACGTCCAGTACGAGTAACTGCTTCAGTCACAAGGGATTGTGGTAAGAATTGTGCTTCATTGATCCAAATTCCCGTTAATTCTAACGACATCAGTTTTTTGACATCCTTAGGCTTATCCATCGACAAAAACAAAAATTCCGCCTCAATGCGAGTTTTGCCATCAGGGTGAGGGATATTCATTCTGCCTGTGATTGGACTGTCATATTTAATCGGGCAAATCTGCTCAGGAAGCCACGCTTGAAAGGTTTTAATCACTGTTCCTTTGAGTTCAGGATAAGTGTTCCGCACACACGCCCACCTTGTTTTCCGCACGCCTTGATCATTTGGCTCTTGATTTTGACAAACGCGAAACATCTCCATGACGCACCCCACAGACTTACCGCTCCCTATAGGGCCACGAATTGCTTTAACTAACGCTGTCGATTTATGGACTTGTTTAAATGTGTCAGAAGCACGATAGATAATACGCATTACTCGAACTCTTGAATGAATTGGATTTGGTTGTTTGCTGCAGTTTTAGTATTGAGTTCCTGTTTAAGTTTATCTGTCTCTGGGCGAGAAAATAAAACCTTTTACAAACAACAAGATAACAACGAATTGGCGTAAAAATGGCGTTCTGGAATTTTTTGTCATATCAATTAGTATTTTCTATATATATTATTTTAACACCATTGATATATCAGTCAAATTCTCATCAAGCTCCTAAATCAACACTCTTAAAATCAATTTTGTGATCTATCTCACAAAATAAAACAAAAATATATAAAATTGATTAAAAAATATATTGACATTGTCGCAAATGCGACATAAAATAACAATCAAGAAACGGCAAGGGGCTGTTTCAATCACAACAAAAAGGTGACTATCATGACTACATACTACTTTTCAGAAACAAATCACATCAACGCATTCTCAACTGGCGAAGCATTAAAAGCAAAAACATTATCAGCGGCGAAACGCGAAGCGAGCAAAAAACAATGCTTTCAGGGAACTGTCTTAAAAATTGGAACTCACTTAAATGAAGATGGTTTGTTAATTGACGAAATCGCTGTCAAAACAAATAAATGGCAAGATAAATAATTCAATACAAGCCCTGCTCTTGCGGGGCTTTCTTTTACACAAACAGGGGCTTACTTATGATGAATAACAATGAACTACAAATGCTTAGAAAAGCACTTTTCTTAGATATTGTTGAGGCTGCGGAGCTTGTTGGTGGCGTGTCTGCGAGAACTTGGCAACGCTGGGAGAAAGGCGATATTAATGTTCCATTTGATGTTGAGCAAAAGATGAGAAAACTTAATCACATTCACAATGAGGTGTTTAATCTAGTTTTAAGTGAATCAAGTGAATACTGCTATAAATACTACGATTATGAACAGTTCACTAGTCGTTTCGGCACTAGTAAGCTGAAATGGCGTTTGTATCAATCTGTTTTAAGTAGATTGTATCAAGTATTCGGCGATCCTGTTTCTGTGAACTATGCACCTGACAATTGTTCTTTATATAAGTATTTCGAGGAATTAGAAATATGATCAAGTTAAGGACAGATCAGGAAATCGCCAAGCAAGCCATCATTGAAGAATTTAAAAAAAGTAATAGAGCAACAATAGTTCAA